TCGCACATATGTCAGGCACGACACTGGAAGAGTGTCTCGGAATAGCGTTCTACAGTATTCGGGAGCGCAAGGGATTTCTAAACGGGAACGGAGTCTTTATAAAAGCAGAGGAGGCTCTAAAGTGACAAACCAGTTAATGATTGCTCCGGCTAAATATGACAAGCATGGCCCGTTATATCGGCAGAGTGATTTAGAACACGCAGTCATAACGCATATCTTAATTGAAGATTATTTTACTGGGGTGGCAAAAAGTATGAACGCAGATGTATATAAAGCAATCGAAATTACGGAAGACGCAAACAAGCGATTTTCTACAGTGCTAAGTGCTTTCAACAAGACACACACCGAGTTTTCGGACAGCGCAAAAAAAGCCAGTTCAACAGTGCGTACAGCGGCAGACACGATGGCGGCAGGCTTGTCAAAGATCGAGAAAGCTGCAAATTTCGACAGGCTGGAAAGAATGGTGATCCTCTTGGAAAGAGCTGCAACTGCAATGAATACACTGGCCGAAATGGAGAAATCTGGGCAGCTTCAAAAACTGTCTGAGGCAATAAAAATAAACTAACGAGGCACTGCGATGACAGCAATCAATAAACAGGTCGGTGGCGATCATTATAAATTCATGCCCATTCAGCCGATGGAATACAGCATGAAGAATAATCTGAATGCTTGCCAGCATACCGCCATCAAGTATGTCACAAGGTACAAAGTGAAAGGCGGTAAACAGGATTTGCTAAAAGCTATCCACTGCATCGAGCTACTAATCGAAATGGAATACGGCGATGACTAACATTCAAAAGTGTAAATGTGATCCGGTCACCTGGGGACACCGGGTTCCTGATGTATGCGAAAACTACGAACCCATCATGCTGTCACTGGATCGAATCGTGAATATCTGTGACAACTGCCACCACAATGAAGAATGCCACCATGAATTACAGAAGCACTAGACGTTTTGTTTTAACCGACTCCGGGAAGAGAAGCCAGCCAGAGTGGGTGTCCAATCTTGAACAACAGAAAGAGGAGTTTCTAAGTCGGGGTGGGAGAGTTGAGGAGATACCAATCGGAATGTCGAGCTATGAATTTAATATTTTGTCAGCGAAGGAAAGGGCAGCATTCTGCACACACTCAAGTCCATCAAATAAAGTCAGAGTGAAAACAGGGGAAGTTGGTGGCGATGATTTTGAGTAAAACGTGTCGATTAACGGTGGAGAAATGAAATGATTTGGAATCCTTGGAAAGAAATAAAACGACTTGAGATTGAACTGGAGTTGCTACAGGAACGGCATGAGCTACTGAAGACTAAACATCAGATTCAGACTGAGATGCTAAAACACGCCCAGAAAAATGACGTTCGCGGGAAGGATGGTCGATTTAAGAAGGCTGATTAAAAAGCCCCAACCGAAAGGAAGGGGCTGAAGCGGTACTGAGGGCTAACGGGGGGCATTGTATATGCTCCCTTTTTTTATGTATACTGTCGGATTCATAACAAAAAGCAAAAGAGGCTAACATCTATGGAATTAAGACCGCATCAAGTTAAAGCTATAGAGATGATCCGGCACTCACTCAAGACCGGGCATAAACGTCCCTTGTTGGCTGCGCCCTGCTCTTTCGGTAAGACGATTACAGCTGCCTGGCTGATGAAGGCTGCGGCTGAGAAGGGGAAGCGCGTTATCTTTTTCGCAGACCGGGTGAAATTGATAGATCAAACTGTCAACGCTTTTGAAAGGATGGGATTAGACTTCGGCGTTATGCAGGCCCAGCACCATCAAACCGATTACTCAAAGCTGGTTCAGATTGCCAGTATTCAAACAGTGGCTAGAAGGGATCGCAAGCCGGAGTTTGATTTAGCCATAGTTGATGAGTGCGCGACTATGTACGACTCCCTGACGCAACTCATGGATCGCTACGATCAAGTTCCCTTCATTGGCCTGTCAGCAACTCCCTACTCGAAAGGTTTGGGTAAGGTCTACGATGACCTGCTGGTTCCGATTACGACTCAAGAGCTGTTAGATCAAGGGTATCTATGTCCGGTGGATTACTACGGTGGCAGGTCGGTATCAACGAAGGGCATCAAGACCAAGGCGCTCAAGACTGGTGGTTCTGATTACGATCCTGAAGCACTCGCTGAAGCTATAGAGAACGACAAGGAGTTGGCAGGTGACATTGTCCGCAATTGGCAGCGATTTGGAGTAGGCCAGACCATAGCATTCTCTCCGTCGATTAAGCATAGCAAGTACCTTGTTGACTTGTTTCTTGATGCTGGCATATCTGCTGCTCATATTGATGGGTACATGGACGAGGACGAACGCAAGCGGCTGTTCAAGGCCCACGATGACGGGACTATTAAAATCCTGAGCTGCTCCCGATTGCTGAACACTGGGTACGATGCTCCGACAGTACGCACACTTGTTGACTGCTTCCCAACGCGCTCAAAAATTGTGTTCCAGCAAAGGGCCGGAAGAATATTCCGTACTGCTCCTGGTAAGGACAAAGCCATTTATCTGGATCATGCTGGCAACGTGGCAAGGCATGGTTTCGCTGAATCGCTGGTGCCTTCCTGTCTTGATGATGGCGAGCAGAACTTCCGGGAGGAAAGGCAGATCAAGGAGCGTGATGAGAAGGAAAGCCGAGTCCAGACCTGTCCACTATGCCAACGGCAGATGGCGGGTATCAGGTGCGCTTGCGGTTATATGATCCCAATTCGTGAGCAACTGGCAACTGATGGCACGATGTTGCAACGTATCGAGAAAAGCCGTACCTACTCAATGGCTGAGAAGTCCGAGTGGTACTCCTCTTTGCTCAGATACGCTCGGCTGAAAGGATACTCTGAAGGATGGGCTGCTCATAAATACAGGGAAAAATTTACCGTATGGCCGAGGTCGCTCAACGTAAATCCCAACCGACCAATGCTGCCAGAGGTTGAGAAGTGGCTAGTTCACAAGCAGATCAAGTGGTCGAAAGGAAGGGAAGCTCACTGGATGAAGGAATAGTGTTACAAAGTATTACATAAATAATTGAAAATAAGTGTTACACCTAATAAGCGAACTGTTTTAAGATTCGTTCCGTAGGGCAAACACACAACATAGGGTAAACAATGAAAGGCAGACAAAAAGGCACCCCGGCTCCGAACAAGGGCAAGTCTCACAGACCGCCTAGCACCACGATCAGCATCAGGCTTCCTGTATCGCTGCTGGAGGAGGCAAGGGCCAAGGCTAAGGAGTTGGGTATCACTTGGAATCGTTTTGCCGGACACGCGATTGCAGAGGCTTTGATGGAAGTAAAAGAAGTTGACAAGGCATAGGGGGGCGACAATGAAAAAAGTAGGCGAAGTGGCGTTAAGCAGGGTTCCGGGGCGCAGAGATGCGGCATATGTAAAGGCGCAACGCACAGTGGTGCCGATGCTATGTTTAACCTGCGGAAGTGAGAACCGTATCGCACAAGGCAAGCTGTCAGCGTTTCATAGAAACGGTTTTCATTGCTACCAGTGCAAAAAGGCTGAACGCGATGAATTCAACAAAAACTTGATTGACCTTGCGAGAAGGAAGGGGTTGATAGCTCCAAAAAAATGAACTGACGTGGCTTGCACAGGGTAATCGGTCTGATTATAATGTGCGCGTCAGGCGAAAATCTGGCCGGGAGTGAGACCCTGGAGCGCAATTCAAGACTAAAGCCTCTTTAAGTGGGCTGGTTCTGGTAAGGCCAATTGTCTTGTTTGCGCGCCTATCTCACAACCAGCCAGCCCATTTAAAGGGGTTTTTTCGTTTCTGGCTTGTGTGCAGAGAAACTGGCATCCCCTCAAGCGTATCGGTGATATTGCTGACGTGGGCCTACCTCAACGGCTACACACGAAAGCCCTAGGATGAGACCTCACGGGGCAACAGCGGCGCAATATAGCTGGAGGAAGGGGCCGGTCAGGGCCGAAGATTGCTAGTCTCACTTTACTGATCTGCGAGTGAGGCCTGCCGGTGACGCATACGTGGCTCCGGAGAGGTTAACGCTAGCCCTATTACCGGAGTTTGGGGTAAGGGGCTTGCTTGCCAGCTAGCACCGTTTCCAGAGAGGTTAATGTGATTGTTACGCCTGCAATGCTAGTAGAAATTGGTACTCTGAAGGGTGGGTATAGTAAGCGGCAGATTGAGTTAGGGAAGAAGGTAACAGGTGAAAGCAAGGGTTGGCTTAGGGGATTGATAGGGAGGGAGATCACGGAGCAGCAATGGAGTGTACTGAGGAAGAGTCCGAAATCGCAGCAACGCAAGGCTGCTAAGGTATTGAACGGGGTTTCTGTTGATAAGGGTGGAGACTGGAGTTGGAAGCCGAAGGGAGAGGACATCCCTCCGATAGTGGTATCGGCTAATCCGAAGAAGGCTGAGAAGTTAAAGCGTAAACTTGAAAAGCGTAAGTACCTGGCCGAAAGCAAGGGCTTTTACGAGTCTAAAGAATGGTTACAGCTCAGGGTTAGAGTGTTTGAGAAGTACCAAGCCGAGTGCATGATGTGTGGCAGGAACCGCAGGGAGCATAAGGTTGTGTTACACGTAGACCACATCAAACCTAGGTCCAAGTATCCCCATTTGGCGTTAGAGTTTAATAATCTCCAGATTCTTTGTGCTGATTGCAATATCGGAAAGGGAAACCGGTATGAGACTGACTGGAGACCTACTGTCAACAATCTTGATGAGATGGCAGAGATTGAGATTGCATATGAGGCAAGGCAGCACCTTTGATGACAATCATCACACAAGGGGTTAAACTATGGGCATGACACCTGAGCAAGTATTCGAGCAGATCGCCAGTCTCCTGGACGCAATGGACGTTTCTGCTGAAGACGCCATGAAAATCTGTTCTGCGATGTGCATTGGGATATGTGTTGATAACGGCAACTCAAAACAGGTTTACATCCAGTACATGAGTGATGCTTGGAACCACTTTACAGAGACCCACAAGACCTACTCAAAAGAGGAGTTAAAAGAATGCCATTGAAGAAGGGTTACAGTAAGAAAACAGTCTCCAAAAATATCAAAAGTGAGATGGCATCCGGCAAACCCCAGAAGCAGGCTGTAGCAATTGCTTTAAGTGTTGCTGAGAAGGCCAAGAAGTCCAAAGGGAAGTTTGAATGACTACTGAAGAGTTCCACTTACAAATTAAAGAACTCATGCTCAAGTATGCGGAAGAGAACAACTTCAAATTATCGGCATTGATAAGCGCGTTGCCGGTCTTGCTGGAGGCTTCATCTATGGTGGTCATTAGTGCAAGGGAGGCAGGTGCAGAGTTGAACGCTGTTCCTTTCTTCGAGGGGCTGTTGAGTTCGATGGCAGAAACATACAGCGAAGAAAACATGATGCGAGGCGTTCACTAATGCCCGCAGGAAGACCCAGCAAGCTCACTCCAGAGATCGTTGAGAGAGCCTACGATTATCTCCAACACTTTGAAAAGTATGGAGATGTTATCCCGTCCGCTGCTGGGCTTGCTGTTGCGTGTGAGGTTTCAGAGCAGACTGTTTACAACTGGGACTGTGAAGCTAACGCTGAATTTTTAGGGTTGTTAGCAAAAATTAAAACCAAGCAGCAACAAGTCCTGATTACCAAGGGGCTTTCGGGTGACTTCAACGCAGCAATCACCAAGCTAGTTCTCAGTAAGCATGGATACCATGACCGAGTAGAGCAGACTGGCGCTGATGGTGGTGCGATCAAGACTGACATGACTTGGACGATCAAGGTAGTCGATGCCTGAGATGACGATACCGAGGAGGCTCTTGCCGCTGCTGCAAAAGCCCAAGCGGTTCAAGATCGTTATCGGTGGCAGGGGATCAGGTAAGAGTCAGTCAGTGGGTGACATCTGCCTGATGGATGCCCAGACGAAGGGGATCAGGACTGCCTGCTTCCGTGAGTTTCAGGTAAGCATGGATGATTCTGTTCACGCTCTCTTGTCTGCTGAGATCGAAAGGCTAGACCTGCAAGGGTTCAAGGTTCAGGCCAGCTCAATCCAGCACAATGGTCAGGATGCTTTTAAGTTCCGAGGACTAGCTAGAAACCCGGAAGGCATCAAGTCCATGCACGGGTTTAAACGGTTCTGGGTGGAGGAAGCTCAGACCATATCGTTCGATTCCCTCAAGGCTCTCACACCTACACTTCGATCCGAAGACTCCGAAATCTGGATGACTGGTAACCCAAGGCATTCGTCCGATGTATTCTCCCAGCGATTCATTAAACCCTGGGAGAAGCAGTTGAGAAGGGACAAAATGTACGAAGATGACCTGCATCTTGTCCTGTGGGTGAACTACGATGACAACCCTTTCTTCCCGGATGTACTAGAACAAGAACGGGCGTATGACCAGACCAACCTGTCAACTGCTCTTTATCGTCACATCTGGATGGGTGAATACTACGATGAGGTAGAGGACTCGATCATTCCGGTAGAGTGGTTTGACGCTGCAATTGACGCTCACGAAAAGCTGGGCTTTAAACCTGAAGGCGCAATCATTGCTTCCCACGATCCATCTGACGAGGGTGGAGATACGAAGGGTCTGGCTATCCGCAGGGGTTCGGTTGTTCTTCAGGTCATGGAGAAGACAACAGGTGATTCTAACGCTGGCATGGACTGGGCGCTTGAGGAATCACGAAGGGCTGGAGCAGACTGGTTTGTGTGGGACTGTGATGGAATGGGCATCAGTTTAAAGCGGCAGGTTGAGCAGGCACTGACTGGAACGAAGATGCAGTGGTGGATGTTCCGAGGATCAGAGACTCCCGATGATGCCGAATCTGTTTACGCTAGTGACAAGGATCAGCACAAAACCAACAGGGATACGTTCTTCAACAAACGAGCGCAATACTGGTGGAAGCTACGCGAACGGTTCGAGGCAACGTGGCGAGCAGTGGAGCAGAAGAGATATATCAATCCAGACGAGATGATTTCACTCTCTTCAAACATTGATAACCTAGATCAGCTTAGGGCTGAAGTCTGCCGTATTCCCCTGAAACGTAACAATAATGGTAAGATACAGATCATGAGCAAGATCGAGATGGCGAAGAAACCGTACCAGTTGCCGTCTCCAAACATGGGTGATTCTCTCATGATGAGTATGTATTCACCCAAGGCCACATTGTCTAACGTGGCTACAATCAAATTCGCCGGATGGGGTGGAAGATAATGGCCGAGTACGAAAGCGGAACAGAACTGGACTCGAAAGACGACAGTTACATCAGCAAAGAAGCGTCCGAGATGGGTGACGAAATCTATGACGAGAGCGACAAGTATGACTCTCACGATGACGTTATCACTATGCTCAAGGCTGCGCAGTGGGCTGACCATGACAACCGCGAGAAGGCCCGTGAGGCTCACCTGTTCGTCTCTAAGCGGGATGGGCAGTGGGAACCATACTGGTGGAACAACAACATCAACAAGCCACGTTACACGTTTGACATGGCTTCCCCCATTGTTGACCAGATCGCCGGAGAGCTAGAGCAGGCTGACTTCGATGTGAAGGTCTCCCCTGCCGGTGGCGCAGCGACGAAGGATATTGCCGAGGTCTATGACGCAATCATCCGTAACCTTGAAACCATTTCCAACGCTTCCCTGATCTACTCTGCTGCTGGTCGTGGTGCGGTAACGTGTGGCTTCGATGCGTGGCGAGTAGTGCAGAAGTTCGCTGATGACAACTCATTCGATCAAGACCTGCTCATCGAACCGATTGGCAATGCGATTGACCGTGTATGGTTTGACCCGTCTGCTCAGATGCAAGACAAGTGCGACGCAAGATACTGCTTCGTCCTACACCCAATTGCTACAAGTGAATACTACGCTCGCTGGCCGGAAGGTTCTGGGTCGAGTGTATCGGATGATCGGGAGAGTGACGCCTATTACGACAAGTCTGAAGTAGTGGTTATCGGTGAACTGTTGTACATCGAAGAGGAAATGCGCGAACTGGTCTTGATGTCTAACGGACAGGTGCATGAGGTAAACGATGACTTCGAGACCATCACCGATGAGCTAGAGGCGATGGGTGTTACCGAAGTCCGTAGGAGAGAGCGCAAGTACAAGAAAGTCTGTTCGAGGTTGTTTGATGCCTCCGATTGGCTTGAGGATGACCGAGATACTGCTTTCTGCTATCTGCCGGTTGTTCCTGTCTACGCTAACTTCAAGATACTCGAGAACAAGACGATCTACTATGGCGCTGTAGAAAAGCTCATGGATTCTCAGAGAGTCCTGAACTATTCACTTTCTCGTGAGATCGAGGAAGGCGCACTGGCTCCACGTTCCAAATACTGGATGACTATGGCGCAGGCTGCTGGACACGAGCTACAGCTTCAGACTCTAAATACCAATAGTGATCCGGTACAGTTCTACAATCCTGATCCGCAGGTTCCCGGCGCTCCACAGCAGCAGGGTGGCGCTCAGATCAATCCCGGACTAAGGACGATCTCCGAAGCAATGCGCGGAATTATCGGAATGTCTGCTGGCTTGTTTGCTTCCAACATGGGCGACAACCCGGGTCTTCAGTCTGGTGTTGCCATTGAAAGATTGCAAAGCAAGGGCGACAACGGTACACACAAATATTTCCAAGCTCTTGAGATTGCTATCGGATACACAGGGAAGATTTTAGTTTCTACCATTCCCAAGGTGTATGACAACCAGCGTCAGATGCGCTTGATGTACGAAGACGGCTCGATGGAGATGAAGCCGATCAACCAAGAGGTTATTGATAACCAGACTGGCAAGGTAGTGAAGGTGAACGACCTGTCTGTTGGGACGTATGACGTAGTATGTAAGGCTGGCCCTAGTTTCAGGAATCGTCAGGAACAGACCTTGAGAACCATGATCGACTTGGCTCAGGTTGATCCCGATATCCTTAAACTGGGTGGTGACCTGATGCTGAGGAACGTGGTGTCCCCTGTCGCTGACGCTCTTGCCGAACGTAGACGGGCGCAGATGCTGGCTCAAGGTATCATCCCTGAATCACAGATGACTGATGAGGAAAGGGCCGAGCTACAGCAGAAGATGCAGATGCAAGGCCAGGCTCAAGACCCCAACATGGTTCTAGCTCAAGCCGAACAGATGAAGGCTCAGGCAGATCAGATGCGCGCTCAAGTTGATATGCAGAAGCTCCAGCTTGAGATGGCCCGGATTCAACTGGAAGCCC